GGAAAGCAACACCAGCATTACCTTTTCCACCAACTCCAGCTGGCCAAGCAACTGACTTACCAGTTCCTAATGTCCATGTAGGAGAGAATGCTTCCATTGAGTTTGTGAATGCCTTAGTTGTTCCAGAACCATCTGAACGATGTGCCCAAGTTAACTTCTGGTCATCACATCCAAGTTCTTTCCAGTTAGTAATGATACCCATCGCAACTTCAACTGCTTGTTGTTGAGTTAACTTAAGGTCACAACCAGGATTGTTGTATCCAAATGCGATTGTTCCACCAACCATAGGAATTTGAACTAATCCTCTGGTAACTTTGGCAATGTCTTTTGCCTTCATAGGATCATCAGATGCACCAAAGTTTACTGTCTGGTCGATGAATGCCTTACGTCCACTACCAGATCCAACTGCCTGATAGTTAACTCTTGGTCCACCTTCTGTTGCTAGGTCTTTGAACCAACGAGTATAGATCTTAGCAGGGAAGGATGCACCTGCACCACTAAGTCTTGTTCCTGCTTCCACTGCTGAGTTGAGTGGAGTGATTACAGCAGTTGTGATTGCTGCTGCGATTAAAAGTGCTTTTTTCATTTTAGAATTTATATTTAGTGCCAACTTCAAATTTCCAGTCTCTCTCTGAATCTGGTTCCCACTTATGCTCAAACTTTGCTTTTGCAGCAAGTGAGTCAGTAAGTTTGAACTTAGAACCAACTTCGATTACTTGGAATCCTTCTGCATCTTTACCATCTGGTGATACAATACCACCACCAGCTTCAATATATGGTTTTAATGATCCTACTTTAAAGGTTGTACCAATTCTTGCTTGGTTAACCATCTTTGAGTATCCATCTTCGTTACCTTTAAATTCGGTTTTAGTGGATACATACGGACCTGCGATTGCGGAAGGAATGAATCCTAAACCGAGCAGGGCAACTGCGAATGCTTTCATAGTTCTTCTAGAATAAACCTTCTTATCTAGAGCATTTTAACTGTATCTTTAACTACATTTAACCTTGGTGTTTTTATTTCTACACATTTACTGAGGGTATTCATCTATAAAATCTGGGCATAGTAATTGTTCCACTATTCCTTTTGCTGATTTATTATGGTCAGCAAGTTTGGTCATCCAGATCCTGTCATCTAAAGGAACCTCAACGTTTGCCTTTATACGATAGCATATATCATATAATCTTTGCCTATAGTTTTTACTGAGTGTCAAAACGATGCCTCCTCTAAACATACGTCACCTATACATTCTGTATAAGTTAACTCTTCTTTAAAATATGAACGATATATTTTATCCCAAATCAATTCAAACTCCTCTTCATTAAGGTTCTTGAACAAACATTTGTCCTCTAGGTAGATATGATAGTTTTTCATTGTTGATCCTGTTGTGCTTGTTTCTTTGCTGCTGTCCATAACATGTCTGTTATATCTGGACTATAATCATTACCTTTTTCTACCATATTATTATAAGTTTTGTCTAACCATTCAGAGTTTGAATCCTGCGAAGGAGTCTCCTTTGACATCTTGTTTGATTCCTCCAATGACATAACTTTCGATCTCCGTTTCTTGAGGTGCGTTTTGTTGTCCCTTAGAATTAAGCCAATGCTCTGTCCAAGGTAGGGGATTGTTCCTTAGGGGTTGGTCATAGATAGGATTTAAACCAATCGCTTTCATTCTACGATTAGCAATCCATTCGACATAGTTATTTAACAATCTTGCATTTAGACCTATCATAGATCCTTCTTTAAACAAGTAATCTGCCCATGCTTTCTCTTCATTAACAGTGTTTCTAAACATATCTTTAACAAAAGACTTTTCTTCTTCTGCTATCTCTTGCATTTCTGGATCGTCACCATCTGCCCACTTCTTCAAGATCTGTTGTGTGATAACCAAGTGTTGACTTTCATCTCTAGAGATAAGAGATAAGATCTTTGCTGAACCTTCCATAAGTTTGTTCTCGCCAAAAGCAAACGAACACGCAAAGGAAACATAGAAACGAATGCCTTCAAGGATGTTAACATTTGCTATTGCCCTATAGAGTTTACGTTTTAATTCTCTTCTATCAAGTGTACCTGCAGGATGTCCTTCTCTAGCAAACTTCCATGCATTACCAGAGTCATACTCATGTGCATCATTTACAAAATCATCATAAGATTTTGTGACAGATTCTGCACGTTGTAGTATATTTGTATCTTTAATAATAGTATCAAATACTTCTGAAGGATCTGAATATACATTCTTAATAATGTATGTGTATGATCTACTATGAATCATCTCCATAAACTGCCATACATTAATACAACCTTCTAACTCAGGTAAAGAACAGTATGGTGCAAATGCCATACCAGGTGCACGACCTTGTACAGAGTCAAGCATGATCTGATACTTCAAATTAGAAGTAAAGATATGCTTCTGTTCTGGTGTTAGTTGTTGATAGTCACCACGATCTTTTTGTAGTGATACTTCTTCTGGTCTCCAGAAATATCCTAACTGTTGTTGTGTTAGTTTATCAAATACTGGATACTTATATGAATCATATCTCTGTACCCCTAGAGGTTTACCAAAGAACATGGGTTGTTTCTTAGTATCGACTTCTTCTGTATTGAAGACGGTCATAGATTCTACAGGTTTAGATTGTGCAGGACTCACAGTTTTCTTCCTCCAAGGTTAGTATGTCGTTTATTAAATTTTCTGTTGGTACAGGTGGTGTTAAATCATCATCACCATCTTTTTTAGCATCATATGTGTTCTGATAGTATGAAGTTTTCCATCCATACTTGTATGTGTTCAACCAATCCATTGCCATTTGTTGCATGGGAACTTCATTGTTAGGGTAGTTCTCTGGATTATAAGACCAGTTACCACTTATCGCTTGATCAAAAAACTTCTGCATTATAGCAGTGACTTTAATATATCCATCATTATTATGCATATCCCACAATAAAGTATAGTTATTCTTTAGTGTAGAATACGATGGAACAATCTGCTTAAGAGGTCCTTTCTTTGATTTCTTAATGGACAGGTAGTCTCTAGGTGGCTCGATTCCATTGGTTGCATTTGACACAATGGAACTGCTCTCCGAAGGCATCTGTGCGGACAACGTGCTGTGCCTGAGTCCGTACTCAAGAATTCGTCCTCGTAAAAACTCCCAATCACATGAAAGGTCATTTGGTATGATTTCATCTACATCGTTCTTATATGTATCTATCGGAAGAATTCCATCAGCATACTTTGTCTTACCGAAATAACCGCAAGGTCCTTTCTCCATAGCAAGTTGATTAGATGCAGATAACAATGCAAACTGGAATCTCTCAGTAAGTTTATGAACTAAATCAAATGCTTTCTGTGAGTCATACTTAGCACCGTTCTTAGCAAGATAGTGTGCCAAACCAATATAACCTATACCAAGTGATCTTCTGTTCTTTGTAGACTGCTCTGCTGCTGTCACAGGATACTGCTGATAGTCAATCAATGCATCTAATCCTCTGACCGCTAATTCACATAAATCATCTAGTTCATCTAACTTTGTTAACTTACCTACATTGATAGCAGATAGAATACACAAAGCAATCTCACCACTGCCATCAATGTGTTGTAATGGGGTAGTGGGTAAAGTAATTTCCTGACATAGGTTAGACATACTTACCTTGTCTTTGAATGAACTGTGACTATTACAATGGTCAATGTTCATAATGTATAGACGACCTGTCTCTGCTCTTTCTTTTAATAGATCTAAGACAAGTTCTTGTGCTCTAACAACTTTCTTTGGAATAGAATCATCATTCTCATACTTGACATATAGTTCATCAAATGCATCAGTGCCAAAAGCATCATATAAATCTGGAACATTATGTGGTGAGAATAAAGTTATAGTACTATCCTCAATAAATCTCTGGTAAAAGAGACCACTGATCTGTACACTATAGTCTAGTTTTCTTACACGATTATCTTCTGTGCCTTTGTTGTTCTTGAGAACAATTATGTCTTCGATTTCTTGGTGCCAGATCGGAAAGTGGACAGTCGCTGATCCCCCTCTAATGCCATTTTGAGTACAACATCTGACAGTTGCCTCAAACTTCTTGAGGAACGGTACAACACCTGTGTGCTGTACTTCGCCACCCCTGATTTTACTGTTGATGCCACGGATGCGACCTGCGTTGATGCCGATACCCGCCCTTTGTGCAACGTATTTACCAATAGCCATGTCAGAACTAAAGATGCTATCGAGGGTGTCATCAACATCAACAAGAACACAGCTTGCAAATTGTCTAAGTGGAGTTCTAACCCCTCCCATGATAGGTGTGGGAATGTTGATTTTGTGTTTGCTGATTGCGTCGTAGTATTTTTTGACATATTTTAATCTGTAAAACTTATCATCGTCTTGGAAAAGGGTTGCAGCGATCATCATATACATGAACTGAGGAGTCTCGAATACTTCTCCTGTGCTACGATCCTGCACTAGGTATTTATCCACAACCTGTCTTATACCTGCATAGGTAAACAGGTAGTCTCTGTCGTGATCAATGTACTTACCTAGTTCGGTTATTTCATCATTAGTATATTTCTTAAGAATATCTCCATCATATAAGTTTCTATCTATGCATGATTGTATATGCTCTATAAACTCTGTAGGATGATCTGGGTGACCTCTATACACTTGTTTCCTTAAACTAAAGAGAAGTAATCTAGCAGCAACATACTGATAGTTTGGTGCTTCTAAACTAATAAGATCATTAGCAGACCTTACTAATATCTCTTGTATATCTGAGGTTTTAATTCCATCAAAGAATTGTAGTCCACTACTAATCTCTACTTGAGATTCAGAGACACCTGCAAGACCTCTACAGGCATGTTCAACGATATGATGAACTCTATTTAAGTCAAGAGGTGCTTTAGAACCATCTCTCTTGATTACGTTTATCTCCTTAGGAGTCATACTTTTTTCCAACTATTGAGTTTAAGTTTTGCTTCTATACCCTGATAGACATTTGATTCTACCAGACTTTTTACATCTTGTCCAGCTAGTGACATATCATTTATGTCCTTTTGCTGAATATTACTTGGCCATATTACTACTTTATCTCCTCTATCAATGGCTTTGGAGATTCTGTTGACGATCTCTCTATTACGAGGTTCGTTATCAAAAACCCAAATATAATCGCTCCAACCAAACGACCTGCAATCAATATCACTGCCAGCCATCGCAACCGAATTATCCAAGAAGAGCGAGTCGAATGGTCCTTCGACAATGTAGACAGTGTTTTTTTCATTTAATCTATTGAGTCCATATATTTTAGGTTCGTTTTCATCCAACATTACTGTGACATATCTGAGTCTGTCTCTTGGATCGAGACTTCTGCCTTGGAAACCAAACCATCTATCTTTTCCTTCATTTCTCTTAATGAACGGTATGATGATTCTGCATTGATCACCATAGACTTCTGTGCTCGATGGTTTCTGTTGCTTAACCCAATTATAGAATCCTTCTGTGAAGAAGAGTTCTTTGTGATATTTTTGAGGAATTCGTCTGGCATTTATATATTTTACTGCAGGGTGCTCTTTATTTAGATCAGCAATACTTTTGAGATCCCCACGTTTTTCAAACACAGGTTTCTTAAATTTTGGTTTGGGAACATATGATCCCTTACCTGTAGTGCCACTCTTATATCTCTCCATAATATACTCATCATAGAGATCAGGTGCTTGATCCTTTAGAAAATTAGGTAGGGTTCTACCTACACCACAGTTGTGGCATTTATATACCATGTCTTGCTTAAGCCTAAAAAAATACCCTCGTGCCTTGTTCTTATGTTTCTGTGAATCACCACAGTAAGGGCATCGAAAGTTGTATAGGTCTGCTTTCTTCCTTGTAAACTTATCTAGTCTACCAGAAAGTAAAGTGACATAGTGTGCATCAACGAACTCGTTCAATATTTTGGACTACTAACCCACTTATTGTACTAACTTCTTTGTCATTTGTCAAGTTTCTCATAACTTGTATACCTGGCACTGATAATATGAATGATATTACTACCAATCCACCTGCTATAGACCACATTTTTTTCTCTATAGTTCTCAATCTATCATCTACCTTTCTTATATCTCTTTCGCATCCTTTCTTTATAGCATTTGTCTCTCTATTAACATCAGCAGATAGTCTATCGATCTTCTCAAATAATACTTCGTCTATCTTATCTTGCTTATCTAACTTCTCATTATGCACAGCAAGAAGTTGACCCATCTTTACAGAGTTTTCCTGTAATGAGTCTACTACTCGTTCGAGTCTTTCTATTATTGCTGAATTTATGTCAGACATTACCTTGTCTCGTCTTGTTCTGCTCCAGAGCGTACCTGTTTCTTAAGATTCTGTGTTTTTAATTGTAATTGTTTTTGTAATTGTTGTTTCTTTAGCATTATTTTTTTCTTTTCGATAGCAATTTTTGACTGTGCCATCTGTTGTTTCATCTGATCTTCTGAACTTTCGTATTGTATATTTTTCATAGCTTTCATTCTTCTATCCATGAAATACTTTGCAGCATTTGCAGGTAGAATTCTTTCTATCTCGATACCAGACCTAAGATTTGGCATGATACTCATGCGTAGTTTCATCTTAAGTTCAGCAGGTGAGTTAGCAAACAATATTGTTTCTCCAACATTAGGTATTTTTACCTTATATTGAAATAATCTACTCTTCATCTCCATGCCTTCCTTCAATTTGTTACCAGGTGCCACTAATTTCTTAGCGTCTTTCTTTTTAACCTTACCACGAAAACGTTGTACAGGATCATAACCTGCTGTAGGACCTGTTGCAGCATCTGCACCAGTATATCCAGTTGTTTGCATCTCTTCGTTCATAGGTTATCTATCTCCTTTTGAATATCATTATCAATATCGAGGTCGGGAAGCATCCCTAAAGGATATTTATTCAAATAGATTAATATAGTTTTGAGTATAGACCAATACTCCCTTTCTAATCGGAAGAATAGAAGGGGAGTAGCTGCCTCGCCAAATACATTATAAAGAATTATAAGATGATTTATAATAAGGTGAGTTCTTAATGCACCACCTCTGACATAACGTTTCAAAAGTCGTTTCAAGTATTTGAAACGTTTCATGTCTTCATCAAAGTCCTCTCTTGTCACACAATGAGGATTCTCATAATGTTTAATGGCGAACAGAATGTAGGTTTCCTCATTCAGTTCGTCAAAAATCATTTATTAAGTTGTTGTAATTGTCTTGGTTGAACCAGATCCACCTGCACCAATAGTATCGCCTAATACGAATACCTTATCAGATGCTGTTGAAGTACCTGCGTCAACAATAGTTCCAGAGATTGTCTGAGCACCAATAGTATGTACCTTACTTGCAGCAGCACATGTGAATGTAAATTCAACACGGTTTGTACCTGTCTGTGCAGCAGCAGTAGCAGTAATAGATGCACTATCTGTAGTATTAGTAACTACAAGAGTAGCACCGTTAGTCACATCAACTAATTCGTTGTATATAACGACAACAGTTCCAGTTGCAGCAGCTGCATATGTAGTCTCTTCAAAGAATACAGCAGTGATGTCTGCATTACCAAGAGTGTTTGTACCAGATCCACCTGCACCTACAAGTCCATCTATGGAACATAGTATCTCATCCCAATACTTTGTCTTTGTAGCATTTTTGTAGTGTCTCAATACCCATCCATCTGCAGTTGCAAAGATGTTTTGAGGATCTACGCCAGTACCACGCACAGCCCACTTAGGCTTTGATTCATCAGCATCGGTTTTACCCCAAAGTGCCATAGTTATACTCCCTGATTGTCGTTCTATCTCAAATTATTTATAAAAAAACGTGCCTCTACGACCTCGATTTCTATCGAGTTTCTATAGCAGATTTTACAGTTTCTAAAAGTTTATCATCCATGTCAGTCTTAGTTAATTTGACTGCTTTTTCTAGGATAACAATACACAATTTGATTAAACCCTCACCCAATTCTGAGTCATCAGGGATTTTGCTTACAGCATCAGATACAATTTTAGATGCGAATGGTAGTAGAAAAGATAACATGATCTAACGTATAATTCTATCCTATATAGGCTACTTTAGTCTGGTGTAAAAGAATTGTTCTTAACGTATCCCCACTTACCTTTTGATAGTGCTCTCACACCTCTGGGATCCTTACCTACTTTCTTCTTAGCAGCCTTACCTGCATCCATGATCTGTTTATATTTTTTCTGCTTTGCTTCCTTGTGTTTCTCTTGAGCTTTCGCTATGATTTCGTTTTTTAAACTTGTTGTTTCAATCATTTCTTTGTCCTTTGGCCACTCGTAAGAACAATTCCATGCCCGAAGAGACTTATTGATGCGACTGTCTGGATCTCTTGCAGTCTTTGCACTTGTAAGTTTCTTCTTCATACCTCTCATTCTGGCACAGAACGATTTCCTACGAGGATTACCTACTTTTTTACTGGGAGCTTTTAGGTCTGAACCAGGATTCTCACGTTCGTAAGACTTCCTGCCCTTTTCATTCAGACCACCCTCTTTATTTTTACCTGCCTTACGTGTCCACGCAGCAGCTTCACTCCTTACAATCTTATTGTCAGGTTCATTCTTTGAAAGATTTTTTGCTTTTTGTTTCTTAGAGATCTTAGGTCCTCCTACTATATCTCCATACTCATCTCTCTTGACTCCTTCTTTCATACTCTTAAGAAGAGCATCAACACGTTTGTCACTATCTTTCTTATGGTAATTTACTGGTGTTTTATCTTTCTTTCCTTTCATCTTTACACCTCTACCTTTTGCAGTATTGTATCTTCTTGCTTCTGTGTCATCATGAGATGCCATACTACCTTTAGAGTCTCTTCTATTACCAAATGTTCTTTGGTTTCTTTCATTTTTTTTAGCAGCATCATCTTTACCCTGATCTACCTTTGCTTCATCCATTTTCAGTGCATCTAACTGATCTAATGCTTTTTGTGACCACCATATTGTAGCTTCTTTCATTTTCTTTTTAGGTTTGTCAGTTTTAACATAGGTTGGTTTAGCAGCACCAGACTTAGATTGTTGATTAGGATCTGCTTTTTTCTTACGTCTTTGTGCAGATAATCTTTCTGCCTTAGTCATAGACGCTCTCTTTGCAGATGATACACACTTAGGAGTTCCTTCACCAGGTTTGTCACTAGCACAAGTACCACCTGTGACTACATTGACCCACCCTTTCTTACCGTCTTTTGATTTAGATTTAGAAAACCACTTGTGTAAGTTGCCTTCCTTTACTAGGTATCCATCATGCATGACCTTATAACCTTTTGGAATTGGTTTACATTTTTGATCTGTATTACAATAGTATTTACCTTCACCACACTCCACTGCTACCGCCTCCTATAATTGCAAGGTTTAATCCTGCCATAGTATACATTGCATTATGTATTGTAAGATCGGAATCTTGTATCCATGGCTTTGCATCTTCATTATAAATCCAACATTGTAATGCACCATACTTTGCTCTCGGTATGTCATTATCAAACCACCAGTCATAATGTGGTGTATCGTCAGTTGCAGGGTAAGTCAAGTACCTAACCCCTTACCTTTATCATAATTATCCTTTCCTCCATATCTTGCCATCGTATTCACATAAGATTTTACATCTTTGAACCCACGTTTCTTAGCATCAGCAGCAGTTTGTTTTTTATCATCTGCCATCTTCTTATACTTACCAGTTCCTGCAGTAGACTTAGCACCTTTAACTTTCTTGGGTTGTCCTCTCTTCATGATCTGATCTTTATACTTTGCCCTTACAGCATCAAGTGCAAGATCTCTCCCTTCACGAGTGAACTTCATACCCTTAGTTGCTTTGTCTTTGAGTGCCTGACGTTTCTTAGGATCCATATTCTTTTCATAGTCTGCTAACTTCTTAGCATAACTAGGGTTATCCATTTTCTTGATAAGTGCTCTGTCTTTCTTATCAGGTCCTGTATATGATGCCTCATTCTGTACATCAGGACCATCATTTACATCGTCACGTCTACGTTTTTGTTCACACTTCATACAGTCACAGTCTTCACCATGATTCTTTTTAACCTCTTTGAGTTCATCTTTCTTAGGGTTAATAAGAATCTTAGATTTTTTTTCTGCTAGATACGCTTTGAATGATAACATTACATTCCCTGTTTACGCATAAACTCCTTGAATGCAGGAGAATTGATTCCTCTCTTAGGATCTTTCATTCTTGCTGCTCTCGATCTCTCTCTGTATGGTTTATCAGATTCATCATCTGGTTTATACTTCTCAGGATTTCTCATTGCACGATAGTTTTCGTCTAGAGACTCCCATTCTTCCCATAGTTGATTAAATGATTTGAAAGATAGCATTACTTTGTCTCCATTCTACGTTTTGCTGCCTGTTTAGCATATAGTCTAGATGATTGCTTCATTTTCTCTATTGCCTTTTCTTTGTTTCCTGCTACTGCTGCCTTACCTCTTTCTACCTCTGCCTTCTTAGAAGCTTTGAGTGCTAGGTCTGCAGATATTTCATCTATCTGCTCGACTTCTTCATTCTTAGGACGACAATCATTGACGAGTTTACCACCCTTCATCTTCATACCAACCTTCTTGTGAGTCTTCCAACATGAAACTTCTTGGAACTCCATTGTTTCTAGGTCTTCATCCTGCTCAGATAAGATCATATCAATCTCACCTTCATATCCTAGTTGCTCAAGTAATCCAAAGATCTCATCCCAGATTACTTCCTCGCTCTTATTACCATAGTTTGCTGCACCTTTCTTACGACATTGAACTAATCTACCTGATGCATATGCACTTGGCCATACCTTAGCACTTGCTTTTACTTTCTTATAGCAAGCATCTTTTGTGCCACTACCCTTACCTTTCTTATCTGCTTCATTTAATTCATCTTCATGAGGAATAGTATTACCATTAGCATCTTTCTGATGATGCTCCATCTTCATCTTTTCACGTTTTGCTTTAGTCTTGGCAAGGATTCTATCCTTTGCTTCTGATGCTGCTTTGTTAGGACCATCATATGCCATAGCACCTTTTTGCTTACGAGGTGCCTTAGCAAATCCTGCCATAGGTCCCGATGGTGTACCAGATCCTTTGGTTATACCATATGAACTACCTTCTTCTACTTCTACTGATTCTTTCTTAATTGCTTTAGAAATTACTTTTCTTCTATTGAGTAAATATGAATCGGACTTATCTTTGTCACCATCATTATCTACATCACCATCTTCTTTACCGACAGCATCTAGTTTCTTTTTTGCTTTCTCTTGTATCTCTGCATATGCATCAGACATATCAGGCAAATCTCTGAAGTTCATTGTCATTTTAGTACTTTCTCCTTTTTATTTATCTTCTTTACAAACTCACCAGGTGTCAATTTCTTAGCATAGTTTGCTAATTCATCAGTTCCTATTTCACCTGCAGGTGTAAAGTTAAAGTATTTTATTTTGTTGATTTCTTGTAGATCTTTTAACCATGAACGATATATTCTATCGGATTCATCTACAAAGATAACGTAGTTGCTACCACGACTCACAACTTTACCACAGATACCTGTGTTTACATTCTCTACAAGGTCTCCTATCTTAAATATGTGACCTTCAAAGTAATGTTCTCTAAGTGCTTGAGGATCTAACTTAGGTGCTATCTCATATAGAGTATAAGATGCATCTTGAAAATCATCAAGATCTTCTTGAACATTCATCGCTTGTCTCAGCGTATTATATAGTTCTTCTTTTCCCTTTCTTCCTAGTTTCTCTGGCATACCTGACACAAATGTGTCATAGTCGTCATCCATAGCTGCCTTACGTAGCTTAGATGCACTCATACCTTCTACACCTTCACCATCTGGATCTCTATCACCTGCAGATGATACTTTTATATCATCAAAATTATATAACTTACCATTATATTTGGTTGCTAGTGAGTTAAATTCACTGACTCTATCTCCACCAACTACTATGTTTACTGAACTATATCCTTCACCATCAAGTGTTGTCAACACATCAAAGATAGTTTTAGTCTCTTCACTATTCTGAATAGCATTTGCATGATCAGGATATGCCTGTTTCATGAACTTGATCTTTGTACCAGGATCTAGTGGATTCTTTTGAGGATCTTGTGATCTACTTGGGTAGATCCTATACTCTCCACCTCCTGATGCTGACTTCACTTTGTTTAGAAGTGCTTCATGTCCAGTAGTAGGGGGATTAAATCTTCCAAAAGTAATAGATATGCTACCTTGATCGACCGAACCCTCGCCTCCTGCAGTTTCTTCTCCTCCATTGGTTGTTCCTCCTGCTAATTCTTTTGCGGTCAACTTTCTAAGTTTACCATCTTGACTCATATGAGTCACCTTACCAGTTTGATCGGCATATTTACCGTATCCAACGTGTTTAAGATTGAGTTTTTCTGCTTCTTGTGCTGCAAAGGATTTTTGAGCCTCTTTTAGGAAAGCACTAAACTTTTTCATTCTTCCAATTTTTACGTAAATTAAAGTTTGCTCTGCTAAAGGTTAGTCTATCTACAATTTTATATGGATTTTTAGAATTAATCACATAACCTTCGTGTTTAGAAGGTTCACCATCAATATAGCATTTCACGTCACCGCTTTCACGGATACCACATTGTAGACGCTGTTTCAGTTGATAGATATAGTGCCATGCCTTGAAGGTATATACACTGACCTCTCCCTTATATTTATCAGGTAACGAATCGTACATTTCTTGAGCGTCAGCAATACGTCCTTCACGAATAAAACTGTTGACATGTTGCTTGATCTTAGGAGCAACTTTTGGATGAGGAGTTTTAGATCTAAAGATAGGTATAAAAGACTTCCATTGATCTGTAAAATTTAATTCTTTCTCTACAAATGCCCATGCATCTGTTGCACTTACACAGTAACAAGTAGGTGAACTAGCAAGATTAATCCCGATGTGCCCAACACTATCCGCAGAAACTTGCTCATAAAAAGTATGTGGAGCAATGACAATATAGCCAGGGACTTCAGTGGGAAAACGATACTCCAAAGTATTAGGAGTGTAAGAATGTGACCCACCGACACCAATCCAGTCAGCTTGAATAATGCTATCGACACGAGGAGCAAAATGAAACAATAACCGAAGAATGTCTGCCACATCCCCTTTGTGATTGGTCTCAATGTCATTGAAGGAATAATTGATCTTCGGGATTTTTTTGTTGAAGACACTTTTTGTACCTACGAAAAATTTACCATTAGCAGGATTAGTACCAAATACCACAGCAGGAGCACCATCCCACTTGATACCAACAGTTTTACAAGTAATCATCTCAGTGATTGCTTTGAGTGCAACTCTACGACCATCAAAGATTGTATCTTCTGGGTGTTCGAGGTGTTTGTTTGGCATATCATCCTGTATTATATCCATATTATAGCAGGTTTTTATGTCTAATACGAGTCACAGTGGACAGTTTGATAAGTGTCCTCAATAAATTTTTAAGAAAGGACCGTTGCTATTACCGAATTCTTTTTTAGCACCATAGTATAGTGCTGTACACCACTGTGACATTTTCTTTTTCTTTGCAATCTGTACCCATATATGTGCCCACTCCATAGCAATTAACTTAGAAGAAAATCTACCACCAGAACTTCTGTCTGCCTCATTTGTTTCATAATCTATAGCGTATGCCATTACTTCTTCAATACCTTCTGCTATCTTCTGACTATTTTCATATACTGCAACCTCACCAAGATCTATCATATTAGATAACTTTAATTTTTTATATAAATCTATCCAGTAATCAATTTGACTCTTTTCCCACTTACCTACAGGAGGTATCATTCTATGTTTTGATGCAGATTCTGGTCTTTTTAATCCTAAATCTTTTAAGATTTGTTCTAATGCAACACTTGATACTTTTCCAAGTTTAGCACCTGCATCTTTTCCCTTTGGTGTTAGGTCAGTTTGTACTAAATTTCTTGCTTTAGAGTATTGAAAGTTTCTAGATTGTCCATGAACCTTCCCACCTTTAGTTGTCTCTATATCAAAACCAAGTTCACCAGTATCAAATAAAAAATTTTTTTTCTTACCTAAGGTTAGATTACATTTAAGAGACTTGGGGATTAAATCTAATGAAACAGGAGATTCTTTTCCATTTGCATTTGCCACCTCTACGGTAGCAGTTCTTTTATTTTTTGATATAGCTTTCAATGATACACCTATAAGAGTTTTATTTTTCAGTGTCTCTTTCATATACATGTTTAGGACGTTCAATTTTGCTTCTTTAGACATCCCATCTACATTTGTTAGTTCTTTTATCTTTTCTTCTACAATTCTTTTTTGAGTTTTCTTTACCATAACAATATCCATAGGATTCCAACGATCCTTTACAGATACACCACATTGTTTCTTTGCAATATCTTCTATCATAGGCATAATACCTCTATCTCTTGAGTATTCATACCCTCTACTACCACCTAAAAATTTCTTAAGTGCATTAGTTTGTTTTCTATATGTGTCTCTCCACTCAGCACCATAACCTTCATAAACCTTTTTCATCTCTCCTGATGAAGGTTCTTTATTTTTCTCAATTACAGATTCAAAAAATAATTTTGATCCATTCTCTTGCTTTGCTGTCTCTATAGCGTTTGTAGCCATTGAACTTTCTAATTATTTATCTTCACGTTCTCCCATTATATCTTTAATGTTAGAAAGATATTGATGAGTTTCTTTGATAGTGTCTATTGATAATAATATATCTGCAATGTGCTTACTGATATATGGTTCTTCAGTTCTTGCTGACCAAGCAAGAGCATTTCTTAAATTTGCCTTTGCTTCATCTAATGAATCTGATACTTGTTGTGAGAGTGCCATTTTAGTGTGGGTTATAAATTTTTAAAATGTATAATGTTATTACGATACTAATTATAAGAACTACTGAAATAAACTGAATCATTACACATCTCCTACCAGACGGTTTTCCGAATAATGTACGTCAAACTCACCACCAGGATACCTTTTCTTAAGTTTCTCCACATTCATCTCAATGACTTCTTCTGGTGTAATATCTAAAGCGATACATGCTTGAATAAAATACCACATAATGTCACCTAGTTCACGTTTCATATGAAATAAATTATCTTGACTAACTGGTTTACCTTGAAAAAGTATTTTCTTTACTATTTCTGTGAACTCACCTGACTCAGCACATAGTCCGAGTGCAGCAGTTAATGCTCTATGTGATTTAAAATCTTTAGAGTACAAATCTTTCAAGCGATCTTGAAATTTACCACCTGTTTTACTCTCGTCAGACGTGACAGCGTCTACGAATTGAGTATATTTTTCAAAGTCAATCATACTTTAATTCATTAAATGATTTTGCAGCAAACTTTTTAGTAAGTTCTTCATTTCCCTTATCAATTATATCTGTTTGTGCTGTTTCCTCTACATCATACAACCTCATCTTCGCTCTGTCAATACCTATACAAAATCTTTTATTAATTGTAGGGTCATTGTAGCGATTTTTTAGTTGTTTGACCATTATTTGATTCGCTTCCTCCAATTCCTCCGTAGAAATAAGAGCAAACATAAGATCAGCAGTTGCGGGAAGCCCAAAACTTTCGCTTGTATCAGTAAGATCAACATCACTACTCCCAAAGCCAGAACGAGTCGTCTGAGTAGCGGAGACGATAGGTACATTAGCTTCAACTGCAAGCCCACGGAGTTCTTCTGCGATCGCTTTAACATAAGTATACGAGTTTACTATAGATCCTTTATACCTCTGAGAGGCACAAATATTTAGATAATCAATAAAGATAATATCAGGTTTAATACTTTTCTTTAGAGCAAGGTCACTGATCAAAGATTTGAAATGTCCTACATGTGCTGCTGCTGTAGGGTATTCTTTGATGATTAACTTCCCTTGTGTTTTCTTTGAAAGATTTTTAACCTTACTTGCAAACATTACCTTAGGTAGATCTGCAAGTTTTTGTATAGGAATATTTAATAAGTTTGCATCAATCCTTTCTGCAATCTTTTCTTCTGCCATTTCAAGAGTAATGTAAAGCACATTCCTACCTTGTAGTAGTGTTGCTGCTGCCATATGGCACATGAATAATGACTTACCAACACCTGTACCTGCTAGTGCAACGTTCAGTGTTTTGTTAGGTAGTCCACCTTTTGTAATTTTATTAAAGTAGCTAAGATCAAAGGGAATCTTATCTTCTTTTCTATGATAGAAATCAAATCTATCATCTGAATTTGCGATGTAATCATGTCCAACATTCTGGTCAAAACTTACTCCAAGTGCTTGACTGAGGATTTCTGGAATAGCCCCTCTATCCCTCTTTGAATCCTGTCCATCAGCAATCTTAACGGATTCCATAAGCGATAGATAAATCGCTCTCTCCTGACACCATTTCTCTGTAGTGTCAACCAACCAATTGTACTCGCTTTTCTCATTGGATAACTCACTTAGAACCTCCTTTATAGTTTTAAATTGATCTTCAGTTAAGTCTGTACGTTCTTGACATTCTATACTCAAAGCATTAAGAGATGGTAATGCATCATACTGACTAATGTATTCATGTATTTCTAAGAATACAATCTTATACTCACGAGTGGTGAAGTATTCCTTCATCAAAAAAGGCAACACCTTACGTGCATATTTTTCATGATAGCATAGATTACTAAGAATCGTGACTTCTAAATTCATGTGTAATGTAAATAAGTGCCAACAATATATTTGTTGTTAGATACAGGTGCTTTACCTGCGTGTCTGTATTGCCATGTTGGTGGGAATAAAAGTATTGTACCACACTTGGCAGAAATGTCAAAGTTTAGTTTAGGGAATGATGTCTCCCCTCCTTCTTCAACATCATTAAGATATAAAAAACCGACTAGGAATCTACGAGCAGACGCATAGTCTTGCACATCAACGTGATCCTTGAATTGGTCATAATTATTGTTTTCATACATCTTCATACGAAACTCTTCGTATGAATATTTGGCAGGAAAGTCAGGACCTAAATCCAGTTCCTCCATATATTTGTCCATGCACTCATCAAATATATCAATCAACAGGTTCTGTTCAGCAACCCACTTGGGATCTTTTGCATTATATCTCTGAGAAATATTTAGTTCTCTGAAACTTGGTCGCTGCTCTCTATCAGTGTATATGCTGTCGGACTCATCAAAGTTCTTGATGATCGTATCACATACTGATTTACTAAGAACATTAGGATACGTTCTAACATAGTCAGTTAACTTAGTTGCCATAGCGAAACTCTTTAGCAGCAGCTTCGTCTATCTTACTCATTATTTCTTTTGTGAAATATTTATCTGGATCCTTAAGTATTGCAGAAGGATATACACTGCTATCACCAACAACGATCCTATTTCCTTTACGCTCAAAGACTCCATGTTTTTCACCCAACTCCAATAATCCGTAATACCTGTCCAATCCACGGTCGTAATATAATCGTGTTTCAACATCTGAGTTCTCCTTTGTTAGTCTGGACTTTGCGGTTTTGCATTTGATAATATTTCCAACAACCTCCTTACCATCTTTTTCCTTCTTCTTTGATAGATATACAATTGTGCTTGCAGCGTATTTGAGTCCACTTCCACCTCCCATTTCTTTAGTAGGAATATATGCACCTACCACATCGTATGTATGGTTGGTGACGATTAAAGGCACGTTTGCTTTACCTAATTTGAGGGTTAGCACACGAAAGATTGATTTAACAACTTGAGCACGAGTCATATCTCGTGTCTCTTTACCTGCCTCAGAGTCTTCTACTTCCTTAGAAGTAGATAACATTCCAAGAGAATCTAAAACAAACATTAAGGGTTTGCGTTCTTCAGCAGTTTGTTCGTTATATTTATCTAATATTTTGATTGCTTGTAGCCTAAATTCTTGAACTGTAGTAACAGGAACAAGTAGCATACGATTAGAATCAATACCTCTGTCCTCAATCATTTGCTTTGATATGGCAGATTCTGATTCAAAATATATCACACCTGCATCAGGATTAGACTCTAAGAAATGTTGAACCATACCAAGGCAAAAGAATGTCTTACCTGTAGATGTCTCACCTGCTATAGCAGTTATTTTATTATTAGGAATACCTCCGTAGATTGATCCTGATAATAAAGCATTGAAGATATAAGAACCTGTATCAATAAATCCTGCAGTGTCACCTGCAGATACACCTTCAGAGACTAATGATGCATAATCATTACCAATCTCTTTAGCTATGTCCTTCAGAAAATTCATAAAACCATGTTATAAAATTAGAACGTTTCATGGCACGCTCAAACCATTTTGCTTCAGATATATCATTAAATATCTGATGCTCTTTTTTAGGTGTGCCGAATGCTTTTTGGTATTCGACTTTGTACTTTTTCATCCAAATAAAAATTCAAGTGATGCGATCTTCTCAGGCTTCCACCCAATAGTATCCATAATAACTTTTATTGGCTCCAAGAAACTCTTACTAAATTGTAGTTCATAGTCCACCTGTTTGTCAAGTCCAAATTCCTTAGGGAAAGTATTTGGAAACGAAATAACATTCTCTGATATCTTATTAGGTGTCTTCAGATAGATGAACTTAATCTTTTCCCCATCTTGAATGAGGGGGTACTTGTGAGTCAATCGTTGTTTTGTATTATGGTAATTGTATAGTAATGCTCCACGCACATGAATGGGTGTACCCTTACTATAGATACTTGTTTGGTTCGCCCACTTATTTATCCCATTGCATCCTCTAGGAAATGCTATGTCTTCGATGGGCAACTCATTAAACTCTTCTCTAAATTGTGCAATAAACTCCTGTGCATCTTCTTCATCATTATTCATGATGACTTTGAGACACTCTTTAATCTTGTCACGACAAGCACCTGGTGTAGATGACTTGACCGCTTCAATACCCATGACTTTTAGTTTGGGTTCTTGGAATCTTACACCCTCTATGTCCCATGCATTTAAGATGTATCTCTTCTTCGCTGTCCATATACCTTTGTTGGCAATGGTCTCACGTTTCATGAACATCTTCTGGTCATATGCGTTTACGTATTTTGCCAACGCTTCATAAGAACTCTCAATATAAGGCTCAAGTTCCATCGAACAGACCTTATCAATGAACCCAACAATGACCTCATCAGTTTCTTTTCTCCCTTTGTATACACCCTCGACCAGAGGACCCAAATTGAGGTAGATACTATCAGTATCACTAGCAATGACATAATCAACATCCTCCGTTTTTAGTATTTTGTTCATCTTCTGGTTCATCTTGTTCTCAATCCAACGGATAGATACCTGACCAGAAAGAGTAATTGCCTCAGCATTAAGTAAATTATAGTATCTAAAATACTGATTGCCAACAGCACCATAGGCAGAGTTCAATTGAATCTTTCTTGCCATCTGGATGTTGTTGAATTTACTTATATCTTTTTCTAATTGTTTGGTGGGTTTTTTCTCATAATCTTTCTTTGCCTGTATCATTCTCTTCTTATAGATGACACGTTCAGTGTATATCTTTTCCATCATCTCAGGCAAGAAACCTTTTATATCTTTACGATACTGTGCACCGTTAGCACACACAGCGAAGTCACCTGATAGATCTATCTCTTGATTCAATAACTTCTCAACGTTTGCACTAGGATGTCTAGTCTCCCAGAGTGTCTCAGGAGATATATTGTACTGCATAATAAGATGAGGATATAGACTATTAAGATCAAATGATACAACCCAATCATATTTGCCAGGCACAGGTTCTTTTACATATGCACCTGCATACTTCTCGTCTTTCTTTGAACCTTTACGAGGGGGAGGTACAATATTCTTGTCAGCAAGATAATTAAAGATCATTGTATCCCACATACGAACCTGTGAATATACATCTTCAAAGTTTACCTTAGCATCATAAGACATAGTGATTGCTAGTTCTAGCAACTTCATCTTGTCTTCTAATCTGTCAATCAACTCAACGTCTTGGATGTTATATTCTATAAACTTCTGCCAATCTCTTGTATAAAAATCTCTAAAGTTTTCATACTCGCTATGATCTAACTTCCTTTGTCCTAGTTCGACAAAAGCGATGTGATCAAGTCTGTAGGATTCTTGATTACTATAAGTGAACTTGCGATAAAGATCGAGATAGTCAAGAATGTTAATCCCACTGACATCATAAGCATAATTCTTCCTTCCCTGAACATAAATTTCTCTCTCGTTTGTTCGGTTCCAAGGTGACAATGATCTCATCCATTTTTCACCCAATATTCTATTTAACCTTCTGGCGATGTATGGTACATCATAAAGGTTTACGTTCCATCCTGTCAAGATATCTGGTGTATTGTGCACCCACCACTCAAGAAAACCCTTGAGCATATCTCTCTCACTATCATATATGTAGTGTTCATGCTCAGTTTCAAATTCACGAACTGCCCAGATATAAAACTTTTTAGTCACCATATCTTTAATGGTAATAGAAAGCATTTCTTCTGCTGCTGCTTCTACATCAGGGAATCCATTCTCACATTGAACCTCGATGTCCAATGCATAGATTTTCATCTGGTCAATATGATAATCAACTTCATCAGAAAACTCTTTCCTGATATACTGATACACGAAACGTTCATACCCATGAACCTCAAACTTTTCTACACCATTATATGTTTTGATAAACTCTCTTGCTTCTCTAGCAGTTTGAAAATCTATGGGTCTGACATATTTCCCTGTGAGAGTTTTCATCTTTTCTTTACGATTAGATGTCACATATAATGTAGGAGAAAAATGGGTACGAAACTGGACTGGTTCTCCGTCTTCGTACCCTCGATATAGAATTGTATCACCTGCTAATTGAATGTTCGTATAGAACTTACTCATGCGTTATACTTGTCCAACAAAGTTTGACTAGGTTCTAGTATAGTCAAAACTACATCAGATGTCAAGAAGATGTCACGTTGTGAACTATGCTTAGGAAATGGTATGAGTTCTCCCTCTTCAGATACTTCGTAGCATCTTTCAAGAAGATATACAGGTTCTTCATCTAACTCAGTTATCTTTGCTAGAAGGTATTCACTCCGTTGTCTCAACAAGATTAGTCGGACTACCGATTGTTCCTGTTCCATTTCCAGAGTTGGTGTTTCCTCTTCCATTTGCTGCCTCTACTAATTCATTGTATTTGTCGATGACCTCAGGATAAGTGTCGTATGCACTTACGATTTCATCTAGTCGAAGGATAACCCTTCTATCTTTGCTCAAAGGTGCCCAAGGTATAAATTGTATTTCTGGTGAACGCATTTGATGCACACCTTCTGTTTCAATTAAAAGATCTTGGTCAGTTTCTACAACATGAACGTTGTAGGGATGATCCATTCTAAAAGCTACTGCTTTCTCTGGTTCATCTTTTGATGCAATTTCAAAAACGTCTGCGATGACATCTTCACCGTTTCGCATTCTTACGACTCTTACGCTCATAACTTTTGTTTGATTCTGATATTTGATAAGCACAATCTTTGATAAGATCTTTTAAGATTCTTTCAGCGTTTGTGTTTTTTTGTTCTGCGATGGGTATGCATAGATGCATTATACCATTAATTTGGTAAGTTGGCAACTCTAGTGTTAAGAGTTCTGTTTCACCTTCATAGTTATTCGGTTTTAGGTTCAGATAATTGCTTCTCATCTTGTATTCCGTAGTGGTAATCGTTTGTATCACCATACCTCTCCATGTGACCACGTTCCACACTAAAGATCTGAGTAGATACTTTAAAGTCTGGCATCTTAGGGTTCTTAGGAGTCAAAGAGTTATCATATATTCTCATCCTATTGTTAGGATATAGTGCAAACTGACCATTGTTCAGTGCTATTAAATTATGACTCTTGTGTTCTGATGGTGTTTCTGCTGTGCTATAGTCTGGAGTATCAGGTTCATCATGATAATTATCTATTGTAATAACATACTTACCTAACTGTGATCCAAAGTCTCTAGTATATAGTTCATAATCCATAGACCCTATAAATTGCTTGCATATAGTTGTGACACCATAATCCATACAATTCCAGAACTGTAGATTAGGTAAATCCATATCTGGTTTTGGTGTCTCAGGTCTACTTACAAATGCACTAATTGGTAGTTTATCATATATTGCTGCATACTCTGGTAAGTATGTCTCAAAATAAAATGCCCGACCAGGCATTGATTTACATGATACCCAGACACCTGGTGTAAATTCGCCATGACCAGACTCAAAGTCAGTCAAATATTCTTTCCTTACCCACACTTCTTCTGCGGGCATATTACTAATTAGACTTGCCATTTGTTGTGTATGATGGTGGAATATGATGATCGTTCCAATGACGAATGTTGCCACCAACAATAAAGCAGTTAGTGACAACAAGTTGAATCATAATAATAGTTCTGATAGCACAGATCCAGTTATCATATTTCTTTGTAGTTTCGTCATTAAAAGATCCAAGAGCATACTTCCAGATCTTCCAGAATTCTTTCATCATATAATGATATCATCTGAACACTCTAATGTCAAGTGATATCGTAGACTTTATGTTTCTGGTGTTCTGGAATAACCTTATTTAGTTCTATGGTTAGTAGACCATTTTCATGTTTGATCTCTCCAATCTCTACATCATCTGAAAGATTGAATCCTCTTGTAAAGGTTCTTGCTGCTACACCTTTGTGTGCATATTCCTCTGCATCAGGTTTTGATTCCTGTACTCTTGATTTAACGCACAAGACATTTTGTTGAGTTGATACTTCTATATCTTCCTTTTTCCATCCTGCTAATGCTAGTTCAATTCTCCATTTCTCATCTGATTCCCTTACGATATTATATGGTGGATATTGTCCTTGTACTGATCCTGTACCATATGCATGGAATCTATCGAATAGATCGTCGAATCCTACGCTGTATCTAGTTGCAGCGTCAAAAATTTTGTCGATGTCCTTTGTAGTCCATCTTGTTAGATAGTTCATAGTTCTCCTTAAATAAGCGAGTATAGTTTGTGTCCCCGAAGGCGACAATACTATTTAACCATATCGTTAGGACTAGGTAAATGGTACATTCCGAACATTTTAGTAAGGTTTTTCTCACCTATATAGTGAAGGATTCTCTATGAAGAAAATGAAGAAATTCTTACCTATCGTTATGCTTTTGACTTTGGGCACTGCAGCAAATGCAGGTGGTTTGAGCACAAGACATCAATCCAGTTTGCAACTGACTGTTGAACCTCAAATCGTAACTCAGACAAGAGTTGGAAACAGTTATTCTATTTCTGGAAACAACGTGATCACAACACATACACCTGCTGCCAGTGGTAGTAGTGCTGTAGATGGTGGTATTGGTATTAACACTTATAGTGCTACTACAGGTGTTGGAACAGTTGGAACAATTACTGGTGTTCAAAATGGATGCACAGGATCAACTTCTGGTAGTGACCTAGCATGTACAGGATCATTCTCCTTTGCCCAATCATGGCAACAGGGTGATAGTTCTTCTGCAAGTGCTTCTACTTGGGGTGATATCACCACACAAAGCGGTGGAACAGCAGGAACAGGTGCACCAGGAACAATCACAAATGGTCATACTATCACGATAAATCAGGGCACAAGTGGAGCAGGAACTCTCGGTGCAGGTAACTCGTTGACAGGTCAGTTCGTTAGCGAAATTACTATTTTTGACTAATAATCATGAGGAATACGTGTAAGTTATTCCTACTGATAGCTATGGGTGGTGCCATAAACCCAGTCATAGCAGTGCCTGTGGTGCCAAATTTCCAACAAGGCTCGATGACCACCCACACGGAAACGACTTCCACGGTGACAGAGACCATAAATTCGATGGATTATAACACAGGCTATCAATGGTCGGTCAGTGGCCATGGTATAACTACAGATGATGATTTATCACCTATTAATGCAACCCAAGTTAATACTATTGAAGGAGTGAATTCGACATGGACGGGAATAAGCGACAAACCCAGCTTCACGATACAGACACCAGGTGCAGCGTTTCAATATACGGAAACGTATCAAGGCCCAGGTCTCTCAAATCACACAGTAATACAAAGAGAAACCACCGTAACTTCGGTCACAGATACAACAAGTATCTTCAGTCAGTAGCGATATCCCTTGCTATGACTGGGTTTATGCCATCAGCCATGGCAGAGACTGTTGGTGGTGTAAGTGCAACAGCATCTCCGATTGCCAATTCTTCAGGCTCAGTAACCAATCAAGCTATACAAGTCTTACAAGGACCATATATAACTAACACTTATGGTAATGGTATACAGTGCCAAGGTGCTACCATGAATATTACCCCCTATGTGACAGGAACCGCATCAGCACAAAAACCATATGAACCATACTATTTGGATCCTGTTTATGATATGTCAGATTTAGATGAAGATGGTGTATTAGACAATCCAGGTAATATTTTATATCATGTTCCTACAAGAACAGCACAGAAAGATAATTATAGTCTATCAGTAGGTGTATCTGCAACATGGTCTAGACCATTAGATAAGAAACTACAAGCACAATGTAAAGAGGCAGCAGCAGCAAATATCGCATTAATGAATCAAACAGTTGCGAATAAAAGATTAGACTTTGAGATCGCAAGATTGAAAAATTGCGGCTCTCTAATAAAAGAGGGTATATCATTCCATCCAAAATCACCATACTATAGTCT